TAATAAGTAGTACTTATGACAACAGCTAGACAAAATTTCGACGCAGGCCAACGTGCAAAAGCGGATAAAAAAGCCAAAGAAGGTTATAAACATAAGGGCACATTAAAAAAAGAATATAAAAAAATTATGGGGGAAGACCGGGACCTGTCTACTCCAGAGAAAGCGTTACATGCTTTAGTTCCAGGGGATGCTGGATATACATTTACTAAAGGATTAAGGGAAAAAGGATTATCACCTAAAAAAATTGAAGAAGATATTCTAAAAGAAAAAATGAAGTCAAAAGAATTTAGAATAGGTAAAGATGCACCTGGAACTACGGTAGATCATGGATATGGCCCTGAAACTAAATATAGAGTTTATAAAAAAGGTGGCAAAGTTAAAAAAAATACAAGACGTGAAAACAGGCTAGAAGAACTTGGAAGAGTAGATGCAGAAAAAGGTCGTACAAAAAGAGGTAAGAGAAATCTTAAATCTGAGAAAAGAAGAATTGTACGTGAATTACATTCGCATGGCGGTTCAGCTGGTGCAGTTATGAGTGGAAAAAAAGTTGGCATACAAATAAGATAAGGAGATCAGATAATGACAAATACAAGAGGAATAAACACTTCAATTTTAATTAAAAACGGACCTACAAGTGCAGGTAATGGAAGAGGAATAACTCCTCCAACACCAGCGAGTTCAGGTTTACCACCAACTGGTTCAGCACATGCAGTTCCAATCAATATAACTAAAGGCCGAAGAGCAATTGATAATCAAGCTTCTAACGCTAATATCACATTAGTCGGCGCTAGATCAAAGGTCTAATGTCTAAAAAAGCACTTCAGAAATTTGTCCAGGCAATGCAGGGCAAGAAGAAGAAACCTGCTGTTAAAAGTGCAAGAACAGTAGCTCTAGAAGGTAGAAAGCATTTTGGTCATGGAGGAACAAACTCTATGATTAACCAAGCGCAAAGAGATTATAATGGTAGTTATTTTGGTGGCTCAAGTTTAGGAGGCGTCAAAGTAAGCAATAAAAGTTATGATAAATATTATGGTTCACAATTTATACCGAAAGGATTCATAAAATAATAGAAAGAATAAAATGGATGAAATAACACTAATCAATAAGATTCAACGACAATTGAAAGAACAATATCAACAAATTGGCGATGCTATGATTGCTGGAGGGGTTGACAGCATGGAAAAATATAAGTATATGATGGGACAGGCACATGCCTATTTTAAAATAAGTCAGGATATCTCTAACCTGCTGAAGAAAAAGGAGCAAAAAGATGGGACAGTTATCAAATTCAACGCCGAAGACTAAACATCAATATGCGTTAGAAGAAAAATATAAAAAATATCAAGAAGAAGAAACCAAAAAACAAAAAGAAGCAGCTGAAAAGCAAAATGCTTTAGCTGATAAAGAAGAAACTAAATTACCTAATCCTACTGGATGGAGAATATTAATTCTTCCATTTAAAATGGGAGATAAAACTAAAGGTGGTTTACATTTAGCGGATTCAACTATTGAACGATCACAAGTTGGGTCAACATGTGGACTTGTTTTAAGAATGGGGCCATATTGTTATGACAAAGAAAAATTTCCCGAAGGACCGTGGTGTAAAAAAGGTGACTGGGTAATTTTTGCAAGATATGCAGGATCCAGAATCCTGATAGATGGTGGGGAAGTAAGATTGCTAAACGATGATGAAATTTTAGCAACCATCGAAAATCCTGAAGATATATTTCATCAATTTTAATAACATAGGAGGAAACTATGCCAGAGACAGAAGAAAAAAAAACAGTAGATATTGATACGTCGGGTCCAGCAATGGATGTTGATATCCCTGATCAAAAAGATGAATCTGCTATCGAAGAAAAAGAGGTTGTTCAAAAAGAAGAGCCTACGATTAGAGAAGTAGTAGAAGAAAAAGCTCCTGACGAAAAGAAAGAAGAAGTTGTAGAAACAAAGAAAGAAGAGCAGGAAGAAAAGAAAGACGATAAAGAAAAAGAATTAGAACAATACTCTGAAAGTGTTCAGAAACGAATATCTAAACTAACTAAAAAATGGAGAGAAGCAGAGAGACAAAAAGAGGAAGCAATATCTTATGCAGAACGAGTAATATCTGAAAAGAAAAAAGTTGATGCTAAAATCTCGAAGCTTGAGCCAAGTTATTTGTCTGTTACTGAAGAGCGTATTACATCCGGAATAGAGGCCGCAAAAGCAAAACTTGCTGCCGCTAGAGAAGCACAAGATATAGGTGCAGAAACAACTGCATTAACTGAGATATCCGAATTGGGTGTTAAAAAAGCTCAACTTAACGAAACTAAAGCTGCACAAGAAGAGTATAACAAACAACAATCAACCAAAAAGGAACAAACTCTTGCTAGAAGGTTGGCCTCTAAAGGCACACCTGATCCTAAAGCGGAAGCCTGGGCAGAGAAAAATTCATGGTTTGGACACAACAATGCCATGACTTATACTGCTATGGATCTTCATGATAAGCTAACTAAGCAAGATGGATTTGATCCCTCAAGTGACGAATATTATGCTGAAATTGATAAGCAAATGAAGCTTGCATTTCCCCAGAAATTTGATAGAACAACGTTAGCGGAAGGAACGACCAAACCCACACAAACAGTAGCTTCAGCGAAGCGAAGTGTAAAACCAGGTCGCAAAACAGTGAGACTCACACCGTCTCAAGTTACAATCGCTAAAAAATTAGGTGTGCCACTTGAAGAGTATGCGAAACAATTAACCATCACGAAGGAGGCATAAGCATATGAGTAACGAAAAAAAAACTTCCCGTGCGAGTCAAACTAGAGAAAAGGAATCTCACAAAAAAGTTTGGACTCCACCATCATCTTTAGATGCACCCCCTGCGCCGTCAGGATTTCAACATAGATGGCTACGGGCTGAATCTTTGGGATTCGATGACACTAAGAATATTCAAGGTCGATTAAGATCTGGATATGAATTAGTTAGAGCAGACGAATATCCTGGTTCAGAGTATCCGGTAGTTGAAGACGGTAAATACAAGGGAGTGATCGGAGTTGGAGGCCTAGTGCTCGCTAGGGTACCAGAAGAGATCGCAAAGCAACGCGGTGATTACTATGCCAAACAACATAGTGACAAAGTTGAAGCTTTAGATCACGATCTTATGAAGGAAGAGCACCAAAGTATGCCTATCAATATTGATAGACAGACTCGCGTAACTTTTGGTGGCTCAAAGAAAAGTTAATTTTTTAACGATTCCCAACCACTCGAAGATAAACTAAAGGAGGCCATTATGGCAAATCAAAACGCTCCTTTCGGTCTAAGACCGATTGGAAAAGTTGGTCAGAATGATGATAACCAAGGTTTATCTGAGTATACAATTGCGGCTAGTTCAACTGCGATGTACCAAAACGACCCTGTAGCAGCAGCGTCCGATGGAAACATTGTAGTTGTAAGCACATCAACCGCAACTATCTTAGGTTCACTTAACGGTATCTATTATACTGATGCAAACACAAGCAAGCCTACGTGGGCTAACAATCTGAAAGCAGCTAACACTGCAACAGATATTGTTGGTTTCGTAGCCGATGACCCGTATGAAAGATTTGAAATACAATCTGATAACACAGCTGCTTCAGTGCAGACTGATGTTTTCAATTGTGCGGACATTGCATACACTGCCGGTGATTCAGCTAACTACCTTTCAAAGGTAGAACTGGACAACGACACGTTAACAACAACATCCCAACAGCTAAAAATATTAGGTGTTTCTAAAAACATTGATAATGATGAACTTGGCGCAAGTCATGTAAATTTCGTTGTCAAAGTGAACACTCACTTCTTAGCTAATGGAACAGCCGGAGTATAGGAGGATAACATGGCCATATCACGAGGACAACTAGTTAAAGAACTAGAGCCAGGTTTGAATGCTTTATTCGGCTTGGAATATAAACGTTATGAAAATCAGCATGCTGAGATATACGTAACAGAATCTTCAGACAGAGCGTTTGAAGAAGAAGTTATGTTATCTGGTTTTGCAAATGCAGCGGTTAAACCGGAAGGTGGTGCAGTAACTTTTGACAATGCTCAAGAGACTTACACAGCACGTTACACTATGGAAACAATTGCATTAGCGTTCGCGATTACTGAAGAAGCAATCGAGGATAACTTGTATGACAGACTCGCGTCTAGATATACAAAAGCATTAGCTAGATCCATGGCGAATACTAAACAAATAAAAGCAGTAGATCCATTGATCAATGGGTTACCGCAAACAGCAACTTTCACTTCTGGTGATGGTTCTGCATTGTTTGCAACAAACCACCCAACGATTGCTGGAACAGTTCAAAATACTTTGACTACTCAAGCAGACCTTAATGAAACTTCATTGGAGCAAGCGTTAATCGACATTGCCGCAATGACAGATGAAAGAGGGTTAAAAATTGCAGCTAGAGGAATGAAAATGATCGTTCCACCAGCAGGTCAATTTAATGCTGAGAGACTTATGAAGTCACAAGGTAGAACTAGTACAGCTGATAATGATATCAATGCAATCGTTTCTATGGGAATGGTTCCTCAAGGTTACAGAGTGAACAATTTCTTAACTGATAATGATTCTTGGTACTTAATCACTGACGTTCCTAACGGAATGAAATACTTCGAAAGAACTCCCATCAAAACAGCGATGGAAGGGGATTTCGATACTGGAAACGTAAGATACAAAGCTAGAGAAAGATACAGATTTGGTGTATCAGACTATAGAGGTATCTTTGGCGTTCAAGGTGCTTAATATAAAATAACATTTTGTGGCGGAACATAGTTCCGCCACAAAGTTTAAATAGAAAGAAAAAATGCGAAAATTTCTCATAAATATCTGGGCTTATGATTATCACGCTAAATTTGAAGTTTTAGCGGAAGATAATGCCCTTTCCATTGAAAAAGCTATCCTTGACAAACTAGGAGAAAAGAGTGTAAAGTGGGAATCAACGGGAATGCTTAGAAACCATCCCAGAAGAATAACCTATGAGGAGGTTATAAATGACGCAAGACCTATACACTACAAAGAGGTCCTTGGAGTTAGAGTGGCAACAGGAACACCTGAAGGAAGGTAAGTACACCTTGAATATGGGACTTATCGATAAAAAAATTCAGGAAATTGTTAAAGAAATAATTGCCACAGAGTTTGAAGAGTCTACTCGTCTTAATAAAGTAGATGAATCCAAGGCTCAAGTTTCGATAGCCACTTAAGCGTTATCAAAAATCACTTTTTTCCCTAAGGATACCTTGCACTCTTTAAAAAATTGAGTTATAAATAAATCACTATACAAATTGAACAAACCTTAAATGTAGACGCGTATAGTCGACATCCCCTAGGGACTACATTTAAATATTCTAGGAGGAATATTATGGCAAACACAACGTTTAAAGGTCCCATTCGTTCACAGAGCGGATTTGAACTAATAAAAGAAAGTACTACAACAGGAGCTTTGACTACTGATATGGGTCTAAAGGTCCATGAGTACAGTCTGACAGTTGGAGCAGCGGATGCTACTGGAGTTGTTACTGATACTTTACCTACTAACTTCATAGTGCTATCTGTTCTTGTGGCTGTTACATCAGCTGCAACTAATGCAGTAACCCTAACTAATTTAGGACCTGTAGGAGCAACTGACACTTGGTTAAATGGTAATGGCGCAGCAATGAATTCAACTGGCTTCAAAGGTGTCTTTGTAGGTAACGGAGCAAATGGCTTAGTTACTCTTGGCGCTGGTACAACAGCAGCTGCAGCAGCACCGGAAACTTTAACAGTTACTTTATCGGGTGCTCCAGGAGCAGGTGGATGTACTATTAAATTTAAAGTACTAGGAATTAG